TACTTCTGGGTGAGGGCTGGTTGCCCCAGGAGACGTCGGGCAGACCGCGTTCCCGCCGGACTTCGTTAATTGTGAGCACCCCCCGGTCCAGGAACTCCACCTCTCGCTTCTGGCGTTGCTCTTGGCCTTCGCTTAGCGCTTCGATGGTTGTGAAATCGAACTGAAGCATATGGTCTGGGAAGCCCAGCTTGGGCAGCAAGCTGCTGTTTATGCGGTCGGCTAGCATGGTGGCTTCGGGGATCATGGTTGAGCGCCAGAACCACCGCTCTAGACCTTCCATGTTGGCCAGGGTTGCGAACTGGAGCTCGGCTAGCATTGTCTCAGGCACCCCGTAGACTCTGGCTGCATCCTTGATGGCCCACCTCATGCCCTCAATGAACTCCATCTCTCGGGCGCTGAATGCCAAGGTTTTCATGTCGGTCACGCCGCTGGCGATGGCCGGGCGGTGGGCTTTGTCGGGACCTTGGAAACGGGTCTCCCACCTCTTGTAGAAGTCTTCGATTTGACTTTGGGTCATGCCCTCCCCGCCAAACAGGAAGTAGTCGGGGATGCCGCCGTTCTGAAAGGTGTTGCGGTTGTACCGAAGGGCATCGTGGCCCATGTCCATCGTCAGTCGTAGCGGGGCGATGGGGGACAGGCCGGAGTGGTCCTGCTGTGGGTTGAAATAGCGGAAGTATTCGATTTCTTCTGGCAAATAGAATAACTCCTTGGTGAGACCGCGGTACCGGTAGCCTCGAATGTACGGGCCCCTTGGCCCAGCTCCAGGCAATACGTCTACCCGGTCCGGTCTGAGGGGCCAAAGCTCCTGCTGCCCGGTGGTTTCTGAAGACTCTATGGCCCAGAAGGCTCGACCCCATAAGCACAGGTTAACCTCAGTGGCCCGTCGTAGCTCTGCACCGCTATACCACGGATTGGGCTGAGCGAACAGCGCGGTTAGGGGATGGATAGTGGGAAGTTTCAGTATTTGACCGGCCGCGCTGGTTCGGGACACTTCCCACGGCAGGCGTACCAGCGCCTCGGCTCTGACTCTTATGGCGCTGTAGACGGCGACCGAGCGTGGATAGTAGTCGCCATAGGAGGGGATAACCCAGTCGTTGCCGATGCCCAGTGCTGCGTGGTGGGGTAGGACTTCGGACTGGACCGCCCTGCTGCTGGCGGTGATTTTGGCCCCGCTCAATCCAAGGCTTAGCCGGCGGTAAAGGTCCTTTATGGGGTTCATACTGTGAGCCTCCGGTACGATGACAGGAGTTCCCGCACGTCGGTGTCGATGTCCTGGTCGACGTAGAACGGCTCGAAGTCCGGCGCGCGAGTCCACAGTCTAGCGGCGTTTATGAGCGTTGCCCGTTCGATCGGAGAGGGCCATCTTAGTATGAAGACGTCGGTGGTGTCGGCGTGGGTCGCGCCGGTCGTGCCGTTGAGCGCTCTGCGGACCGTGAGGATGTTGGCGGCGATGTTGGTTACCAGCATCTGTTCCGACTCGATCAGGATGGTGTGGCCGATGGCGAAGTCCGTTCCCAGGGTGACGCCGACGGTGGTATCGGTCGCGTTGATGCCTCCGGCGTCGGCGATGTTTGAACCGCTGTCCTCCTTGAACTCACGATATCCCCAGCGGCCTGCGATCTCGAAGTTGCTCTCGCCTAAAGCGAAGTCGGTTCTCGGGCCCCCCTTCCGGACTTCCAGCCTGGTGTAGGGCTCTCCCCAGTGCTCCGTGGCCTCGGAGTTGTAGGGGTTTAGGCGGTAGTCGGTCGCTGCCCAGGTTACCTCGAACGTGCCGGCGTTGCCCTCGTCCTGCTTGACTGTGGTGACCGCTATGAGGTCTGGCACCAATATGGTCGGGGTCCCGGAGCCATCGAATTCCAGGATCTGCACCCTGGGGTAGAAGTGGCGGTCAGTGTACCTGTCCACCCAGGCTGAGATATCGAGGAGAAGTTCGAACAGCTCCGGGTCATCCCCGGTGCCCGTCAGGTTCAGGAGGGAGGTGTCTTTCAGTTTGGTTAGGTCCCCATAGAGAGACCGGTATGCTTGGCGGGCCAATTATTGCCTCTCCTCTGTGTACCAGACAGTCCAGTAGAAGTTGTCGCCTGGAGGTGTGGCGGCGATCTGTCGGCGGATGGAAAGACTCTCTGGGATAATGCTTACTGGGCCCGAGCCAACTGCCCAGGTGAAGGTCTCGCGGCGGCCTGTGGATCCTGAGTTGAATGGGAGCAGGTATAGTTTTTGGTCGTCTGAGGCTTGGATCATGGTGTCGGCTTGGCCCCAGTATACTTCCAAGCGCTCGACGGTGGCGGCGTCCAGGAAGAAGTCGAGCCTGACGAGTCGATTTCGCACTCCGAGTTTCCCCACGATCACGGATTCTCGAAAGTTTTCTGCGGTGGACAGCTTGTGGCGGGTCCGTAGGCCGAAGCGGAGATCGTCCCGCGGCATGTATCTACGCTCTGCTTGGGCGGGACCTCCTGGGGCGTCCCTGGCGCGCACTGGGGTGCGCCGTGTTGGAAGGCGTCTAGTGGTCATGGGTTGTCAAGCGAGGGGGCCGCCGGGGTCTCTAGGGGGTTGCTGCCGGCCCCACTCTGGCTCAATACGGTCCACTCCCCGCAGAAGTAGTGGTACTCCTGTTGCAGTTGGCGAGCGCGGCGCAGCGCCTGGTCTGAGTCGGACAGGTTGGACGCCAGGGCGCATGCGCGGGCTTGCACGACGGCCTCGGCTATCGCCAGCTTGAGGTCGCGGATTCGTTTGGCGAGCGCGGCCTGGGCGATGGCGACGAGCTCCGTCTGGTCGACGTCGGGGCCTAGGTACTGGGACAAGAGGTTCAGGATGCTGACGCGTGTCCTTAGGCGGCGGCGATGGTGGTGACCGTTCCGGAGGAGCCGCGCCACTTGAGGGCGCCCGCCTCGGCGTAGAGGACACCGCCGCCGGTGGGATTGGAGGCGGGGATGGTGGTGGCGTTGGCCAGGCCGACGACAAGGGCACCACTACCGAACTGGGCGGTTGTGCCGATGCCGATGCTGCCACCATCTGTCATATAGAACCGTGTTCCAATGACCGTATTGTCATCGTTGAGTCGCTGGAAGCCAAAGTCACCTCCTACGAATAGGGCTCCGGCGAGGCGCCATCTCTTGAGGTTTGCTCCTTGGTTCTGGTCATCGAACAGGATGGCGGGAAGGCCGGCCCTTCTTATATGTATTGCCTCTTCAGGTGCAGCAATGCCGACGCCGACTCTGTTGTTGGTGGCGTCGACCACCAGAGTGGTGGTGTCGACGATGAGGCTGTTGCCGGAGACTGCACTCAGCGTTGCAACAGTGGCGAGGAGGCCGGTGCTGCTGAGTAAGAGAAATGTGGCGTCGTTGATGGAGAACTCTAAACTAGCCCCTGTGGGGATGTTCAATTGGAGCCGGTTGGGGGCGTCGAGGTTCCGACCGATGGAGTAGTCCGCGGGGCTAACGGTGCGGCCCGCAGTCCACTTGAGGGACTGGCTTAGTAGGTCGCCCGTTATGCGGATGTCCGGGCGGGTCTCGATCCTCGGTGTACTCATTGTGGTTTAGTCGGACCCAAGGAGGTCTACCTTGTTGGCGTTGGTGTCCGCGTCGGCCCAAAACTGGGATGTGGATATCGCTTCGGTGAGCGTTAGCTGGACGGACTCGCCCGGGGCCAGGGCCAGGCCGCTGGCGGCGGCTACAGCGGACCCACCGACGTAGATGTTGTTGACGTTGGCCGTTCTCGCGCGGAGGAGGATGGCCTTGACGTTCCCTTTGTGGGCGGCTTGCACCCTGGTCCCGGCGGTGGGGACGTTCACGGTGTCGGAGATGATGGCCATGGTTATCGGTCTCTCTCAGTCCGGGGCCAGGGCCAGTCGGACACTTCCTCGATGCATTTACAGCCTGGATGGAATAGTGGTGCGGGGTGCCCGCTGGGGAATGCTTGCGGGTCGGGTATCCACCCTGCGGCCGCGTTGCCGTCGCATAGGTCCCGGACCCGGTGCAGTGGGCTCAGGATGCTGCGTTTCCACACTATGGGAAGTGCTCGTCGACTTCAAGGTCCTGGGGCTGGGGAAGTTTCCAAACGTCGTCTGGGAACGGGTCCTGTTGGGCTTTGGCCAGGGCAGCCAGGTACTGGGTGAGGTGGCGCTTGATGTCGTCTGGGGTCTCGCCCTGTACCTGTAGGTCTTGTCCATTGGCCAGTGTGTAGACAGCCTCGACATGGCCGTTGGCGGCGTGTCGGACGGTATGGGGAATCATGCTTACCTCACGGCGAGAAGGTGGATTTGGAGGGTGTTCCCGGCGCCCACGGTGACCACGTTGTATCTGACCACAGAGTATGGCAGGTTGATGGCGCTGACGGTGACTGGTTCGCCGACTAGGGAAGTTATGGTGGCTATCTGGGCGAAGTCGGTGCCGTCGATGCTGCCTTCCAGGTCGATCTCCACGACGTCGGTGGCTCCGACGGTGCGGTCGATCATCATGGTGTAGTTCTTGCAAGGAGTGGTGGCCATGTTGAGGGGGCTTCCAGCGCCGTTAGCGGTTATGCCGGCGGTGGTCTGGGTGAAGAGGGAGCGGATGCGGTCCCAGGTTGTCCCGTTGAACTCATAGGTAAGTGCCCGCGCGGGCCATGCGACGGGGTTCGTTAGGGTGTCCGTGAGTGCCGCTGGGTCTCCCAGGATCTGGTAGAGGTCCTGCAGGGTTTTAGCCATCGTGTCCTCGGCTAGGGGTCGGCGTGCTCGAGCTCAATCCAGAAAGTGGCCTCGCCGGCGGACGGGCCGCCATCGCAATCGATCTGGATGTCGGTGTCAGCGGCCTGGACTTGCTCGCCCGCTGTGATGGCGGTGGATACGTCGAGGTCGCCTACGGCGCCAACCGACGTGATAGTGAGCACCCCCCCGGTGAAGGCGGTGCCTGCGGTGTTCTTGATGGTGGCCACGAGGTTAGCGGTGGCGAGAACTACGTTGAGCCAGGACCGTATCTTGATGATCCGGTGCCGGAATGGGATATTGACCTTGATGACCATGGCGTTGAGCAGTAGGTGGGTGCCAGCGCAGATTACGACGTGCTTGCCGGAGTACTCGAGGAATTCTTGGACTGGGTTCTTTAGGGTCATGTCGACTCCTTTTAGACGCCGGTGATGTTGCGCTGTAGGGAGGTGTGGGTGGCTGTGGAGCGGGTGCCGCTTTGCTCCTGGAGGCCGATGCGGAAGCTGACTACCATGACGTTTTGGCGTTTCAGGATGTCCCGGGTTGTCTCGATGGTGAGCTGGCGTCGGAATCCTACCCGCCATTGGGCGCGGTTGAAGCAGAGGAGCCGGCCAGTGGTGTTGCTGGCTGGGGTGTCGTGCACCAGGCCGCTGGCTTGCGCCTTTACCATCTGCTCGGAAACGATGTAGGGGATCCCTTCGACTGCGGCGAGCTGCCCGCTTAGGATGGTGGCCTGGGGCCCGAACTTGTCTATGGTGCGGACGTTGGTTATCAGGTTGCTGGCCAGGAAGGTGGCGATGTCGGATACGAACACGGCGTCTGACGGGCGGACGCCGTATTTGGCCAGCAGACTGCGGCCCTTGGTGAACATGCCGTCAGACGCCGCGGCGGCGTGGTTCGTCGTCTGCGCCGTGTTGTCTACCAGCGGCAGGTGGATAATCCCGTCGAAGCCCAGGAGCCAGTGGGCTTTACCGGCGGTGGTGGCGGCGATGGTTACCGTGTCGGCGTTGATGTTGTTGATGAGGGTGGTGTCGCCGTTGAGTAGCACGTCGTCGATGATCTCGGCGGCGTTCCGGACCAGGGACCGGCGGACCTCCTCCATCATTGCGATGACGGCGTCCTCGTCCAGGGTGAGGGACCAGGGGACCTCACCGACCAGCTCGTATGCTGTTAGGGTCTGCTTCTTGGTGGACGGGGTGGTGGACTTGGTGGCGACGTTTTCGGTGCCTGGGTACCAGTTTACGTCCCCGAGTTGGAGTGGGATGTCGAAAGGGTTGCTCGGCATGTCGATGCGGGATACCAGGTTGGCGATGGCAGTCTCCAGGTTGACGTCCATCCACAGTTCCCGGGCTTCCTGCGTGTTAACCAGCTCATCTCCGGCGGTGGCCGTGGTGGAGTCGAGGGCGGCGGTGAGGGCGGCCCCCCAGTCCTGGTACATCCTGGGGTATGCCGGGCTGCCTTCGACCTTCGGGGGTTGAGCGCGGTAGACACTGCTAACGATGGCCAGGTCGAGGGGTGTCATGCCCCGGTACTTGCCGAACGGTACGCTGGCTGGGGCGTCCTGGGTGCTCGCGGCGAGGGCGCTCCGGCGCTGCTCCCGCTGGGCGGCGAGGGCCTGGGACACCGCGGCGGCTAGCCTGTTGGTCTCTTCCTGGATCGGCCTAACCTGGCTGTCGATCCGCTCTTGGAGGAAGCTCTGGATTCCGGCTACTTGCTGGGCGATCAATTCATCGGTGCCTGGCATCTTAGCTCCTTAGCGGTCGCTGGGGGAGTCGGAGGGAGGTCTGGATGGCCTCTAGGCTCTGCAGGATAGCCTGGGCGCGGTCTCGCGCGTTGGCAGCCTCTTGGTCGGCTGGCCCGGGGAACTGGGCTGGGTGTGGATTCCTCAGATATGAAAGGATGGCGTCTGGGAGAAGGTCGGGCATTTGGGCTCCGGCCCGCAGGGCCTGGACCGTGGCGGGGTTGGCGGGGATGGCGACGACGGACAGTTCAAGCAGTTCCTGACGGTGGGAGTGGATACCAATGGGGAAGCCGTGGTCGGGGTGTCGGCGCACTTCCCACTGTAGGGGGCGGGCGCCAACCGAGATGGCCTTCATATAACCGTCGGCGTTGAGGAGCGCGAGTTCCTGGCCTAGCGAAGTGGGGGCAAACTCTACCCTGGCCAGGAGCCTCAGCGCTTCGATGTGGATGTCGGTTGCGCGTCCTACCGGTGGTAGGTCCCAGTTGTGGTTAAAGAGCACGACCGGGTTCGCCTTGTAATTAGCCAGGTCCCAGCCGTCGGCGTCCATGACGTTGCCGTTGCGGTCTGGGTCTCCGGTGCTGGCGACGAACCAGAAGGAAGTGGGATGTTCGGTGCTCACCGGTGCATTATACCATCTGGCTTTCGACGTGGTGCTCGATGAACTGCCGTCGGGTCCAGTGTAGAACACGCATCAAGGTGTCGAGCTCCTCCATAACTTCACCGTACTCAGCGGCTGCGGACCTGCTTAGGGGTATCAGTTTCTCCCTGGCCAAGTTGCGGACCGCCTCGGCACACTCGATCGCGCTTTCGATGGTAATGAGGTCCATGGTAGCCTCCCTAGGAGTTCTCGCGCCTGCTGATGTATCTGTAGATTGTCCTGGTTGTGAGGGCGAGCTGACGGGCGGCCAGCGCGACCGCCTCCGTTTTCGGATAACCTTGGTGGATGATACGGTCGAGGGCCTCTAACGCCTCTTGCCGTTGTCTCAGAGAACGCCAGCCGGCCCCCGCGCTGGGGCCGTCATACCGACAGGTCGGCAAGGGGCATCTGAGACACGACGGCGCAATGCTACAACCGGTGTCCGGGTATGTGTCCCACTGGATACCCACCGTACTCTCCGGCTGCGCGCTCATTGGCGTCCACCTTGCGAAGCGTCACTACCCCGAAATACAGCCCAGGACCTGTCGCAAAGCCACGCGTCGGAGACGCGGCCCTTCCGACTATGCTCCGGGAGCCGAGCTCTGTCCCAAGACATCGGGCGTTTACCAAAGGCGGTGCCGCAGAGTAGGCTAATTGGTAGTTCGACGACCATGATGTGGTACCAGTTGGGACTGTAGCGGGTGAGCCTTCTACGTGGTTCGCTGGTGATCGTGTTGGCGAGCTGGACAGTCAGTTTCATATCAGCCTCCCTTGCGTGGTGTAGAACTGGTGAATGGGGGACACCGCGCGGTGAGCCTCGACCAGGTCGTCATGGACCAGGTGGAGGTAAATCATCGTGGTTTTCAAGTCGGAGTGGCCCATGATACGCCGCAGCCGCTCCACGTCTCCGCCAGCGCGCAGGTACATGGTGGCGAACGTGTGGCGAAGCGTGTGGGGGCCACCGTGCACGTTAGCTCGCGCGAAGATGCGATGGTAGGCGAGCTGCACTCCCCACCGCGTCAGCGGGGCCCCTGTGTGTTTGCTGAGCCAGGGATGGTTGGCATCTCCGACGAATAGCAGCTCCTGGAAGATCTCCTTGCTCAGCGGTACTTCCCGCATTTTTCGTCCTTTGGCCGTGGCGCTCTTAACCCTCAGGAGGTCCGGGGCGATATCTCCTTTGGTAAGGGCGGCAATCTCCGCCAGCCGCAGTCCCGTGTCTAGGGGTAGGAGCACCATCAGACGGTCCCTTTTGGATCGGCAACCCGGGTATAGGAGTAGCCTGACTTGGCTCGGGCTGAGCACCTTCGGCAGTTGCTCGGGCCGTACCGGTGGCGCAATGAGCAAGTGCGGCTTGCTGCCCCATGGGTTTGGCCGAATGAAAGGGTTGGGTATTTGGTACCGGCTTGAAGTCCACTCGAAGAAGTCCCTTAGGCGCCGCCACAAGGTGAAGATGCTCTCGGTGCCGAGGCGTCCACTGGCGGAGGCCTCGGCCAGGACCAGTTCGACTTCATAGGGTTCGCTGGGTAGGTTGACAAGGTGCCTGATAGACCTGAGGGCCCAGCGGTAATTAGAAAGGGTCTTGGGCGAGACGTTCCTGGCCATGCGGGAAGTTAAAAATGCGGCCACAGCTTTAGCGGTCTCGACGGGTCACCTCCTGCTGCTCGACCAGCCAACGCAAAAAGCCCGCGGGGTTTCTGAGGGAGCCGGGACCGCCCATCTCGGCGATTGCTTGGTTGACGGCATCGACTCCGTAGCGTTGGACCATCGTCCACGCGCCACGGAAGGTTAAGAACTCGATGAGGTGGTCTGCGACGGCTTCGGGGGAGCTGTGGAAAGTGGCGAATTGCTCGTGCGGAATGCCTGCGCAAGAATCAGCTGGTGCTGAGAGAGAGTGAGAGTCTCTCTCTCTCTCACCTCTCAGGTCACCACCTCTCACCTCAGGGGGCAGGGGGGGGCGGGGGGGGGGGAGGGGGCCGTGTAGGCCGTCCTGTGATCCGGGGTAAAGGGCCTTTTGAAGGGGTGCTGGTGTACGTCGATGCCGCGGTGGCCGAGGTTTTCGGTCCATCGTCTCGCTCCTGACGGGGAGTTGGGCAAAGTCTAAGCATAGGCTGAACTTCTGTCAATAACATGGCTACGGAATGAGCATCTCCCCCGTAGGGAGATGCTCATTATTTGGGGCGTGGCCGACGCCGGCGCAGGTGGTCGACTACCGGGAATAGCAAAATCAGGAAGACCGTGAGCGCAGCTTCGATCGGGCCTCCAAGACCACTTCGCGTAGAAGTGGTGGTCCCCAGGGGCTGGTTCTATCCCCGTCAGAAGCTAGGACCGGACCCCTGGGGAACCGTGCTGTGAGTATACCCCGTGGCCGAGGGCTCGGGGTGAGTCTGTCGAAACTGGAGCGGAAGAGGGGATTCGAACCCCCGACCCTCTCCTTGGCAAGGAGATGCTCATCCAGATAGAAAAGCCAAAGATTGTTGGGTTTTGTAGCTCATGACATTGCTGCAGGATGCCCGTACAGGGGCCTGGGAGGGAAAAGTTGAACTGAGGGTCGGCGGCAGGGCGGATGTAGCCTCGCCCGCTAACCGACACCACCGTAACAGGCGGGGTACTGAGGTCTGGCCCCTGTGCCTTATCGGGCCTGCGGGCGCTGAGGGCCGGCGGGTCACACCCGCCGGCCCTGTTTATTGACTGTCTACTTCCTGCCGGAGGTCCACTTGCAATAGGTGCCGTCTGCCATCCTCGCGCTGCAGAACTGGCCGCCGTGCTGGGACTCCTTGCTCTTGCCTGGGTGGTTCGGACAGGCTGCCTGCTCCTGCTGCGGTGGCGGCGCTGCTGGCGGCGTGGACTGCTCGGGCTGCTGTTGGCCGTTGCTGGCTTGGCGTTCCTTGGCCGGCCACAGCTTGGACATCTGCACCTTTAGTGCGGCGTATATTTGGACCTGACGCGCCGTCCAGTCGTCGCTTTCATAGTCGTCCAGGCTCGCTCCAGCTCCTAATTCGATCTTTGCCCAAGAGCCGTCTGGTAGTTGGGTCGAGTAGCTGATGCCTGCGGTGATGGTGGTGACTTTCATGGCTTGCTCCTGTCGTTTCTGTTAGGATGGGGAGGCGGGTTGCCTGCCCGCCTCGATGGTGCACTGGGTGGCCTTTGCTTCATGGGTAAAGGCCCCCTAGTGTTGGGTCAGCAGCCCATTGGCGTCTTCTTTCCTCCTGGTATCGGTCCTCTTCGATCCGGGCTGCTATGCGGTGCTTGCACCAGCCCTGGGGCGCTCGGTACATGGCGTCTGGACAGGCGCAGTGGTCTGGCGTGGCCGAGTACTTGTTTATTGCGCCTGGGGCCAGCCTTAAAGCCTTGTCTCGCCTTGCCTGGTACGCTGTGTTCGCCTCGATGTGAAGTGGTAGCACGGTTACGCCTCCTCTCCGTTGGCAATCTCTAATAGGATGTCGCCGTGGCACGGGGCTGGTGCGCACCAGCAAACTAGGTCTTTACCTCGTAGCTCCTGCCTGGCCATGCCTTGTAGCCTGGGGTTACCGTCAAATAGCTGGCGGTACTTGGCCACCACCTCCTCCCTGGTGCCGTCCTTGCCAACTATGTAGGGGTTCCCCCAGAACGTGGGCCTGCCGACGTACACTGCCCCTGCTGGTGATTCGCCTCTGTGCTTGCGGTTGTAGACCTTTGCCATCTAACCCCCCTTACTCTTCTTGGGTGGGGTGCCTCCATAAATGCGCCGCCGGTGCCCCCCCCCTGAGTTCAGGACATGCGAAGCGCCGCATATTTGGGACAAGGTGTCAAGGGCGATAGCCGCCGCAGCGGGCACGGCGTCTTCGACGGGACCCTTGACTCCATTGGTCCAAATGTGCTACTAGGCGGCGCATCGTCCGTAGGCGAGCGTGGGTCCCAAGTTGAAACGTCAATATTCCCTTCCTTATCCGTTTCAATCTTGGGGCGAGCGCTACGGACGATACCTTGCCTGGGGGCGGCGGGGGCCTCCCCCGCGATGTGATCCTGCCGCCCCGGCCACCTTTGGAGGCGTCGTGTGGTTCCGCCGTTCGATCTTGCGGGGCCAGGCCCAGGCCCGTGAGGGCGGAAGCACGGCCTGGGCCTGGGCCTCGCGAACGGCGGTACCACGACAGCCGCCTCCGGTTGCTCCTGCTGGGGCGCGACGCCGGAGGCGTGGCGCAGGTCTTGGGGGGGAGTGATTGGTAGCTGGG